ACTAGAATCATCTTTTTTGATCACAAACCCTGTTACTGTCGATGTAAAGTCGTCAGTTAATTGTATTCTAGAATCACCAGCCGCACCCGACAACCTAACACCGGCACCATCACCGCCAAACATAGCATGATCAAAACCCCCAGCCCCCATAACTTGAAAAGGGCCTGTTATTTGCGACACGTATTCATTCATTCCGATACCACCTGTCGCAGCAAGATTAAAAGCCCTAAATCTTTTTGTGTTTGCAGTCCCAATAAATTTACCTTCTTCATCTGCTCCGGGAACTCCGGCAGCGCTAGAAAATTCAGTAACACAGTTAACAAAACCGAGGTCATCACAATGGTCTGTTACTATTGCGTTATTAGCCAACCCTCTAAGGTTACAGCCGCTAAAGTTCGTCCCCCTAATCCCCGCTGCTGACCCGAGCAAAAACCCGTCGATAAAAAAAACAGGAACGGTATAAATTCCGTCAGCTCTTGTATGATGATCTGCACCGTATAGCCCAGTCTCCACAAATCTGTTTCCAGTTATACCCTCTGATGCCGCCCCCGCGGCAGTGTCATGTCCGATTACAGCCGTACCGCCACTTATTAAGCAATTATTAAAGCCGTTATAATCAGGGTCAATGTTGCCGCCATCTTGATTATGAATAATCATGCCACCGACAGCCCAATACCCGAATAATGTAAAATCAGTGTGGTTTGATAATGTTGATTGTGTTACAAAACCCGCCGTATAATTTGTTGCTCGATTATCGTTGGCTGCTGTTGTTAATGACCCACCAGCGTCTAAAACGTCCATATTCTGAATAAACGCGAACCCATTAATTTTATATGGTGAATGAAAATCATATCGAGCCATAGGCACAAATGAAGAATATTCATCGCTGCGATTAGTGTTGTAAGTTGATAATGTACCCGTCCCGTCAAAGATTATTGCCGAGCCGGTTATTTGATCTTTAAACCCAGGCCTTAGTTTTGACTTGTCGCCACCAAATTGAGGGAAGGTCGCGATTTTTGGCGCGCCAGTACCGATCAGATTGAATCCTTCAGGTAAGATTAACGTGCCAGTGTAACGAAACATACCGTCCCCGGATAAGGGTAGGTCGAGACTATCGGACAGCGAAAAACCCCTATCAACTGCTCCCGTATCGTTTGCGGTAAAATTACCGATGGCGCCTAAATGTTTTAAATTAACCTGGTCGTTCGAGATCAATACTAAATCCAAACCAGCTGCACTCGCCGCGACCACATCGAATGTGTTAGGGGTTTGACCCGTTTTATATTGAAATTGAGCGTCGCCTCGATCCGTTATTTGTACTCTTTGATTTTCTATGGCGGTAAGGTCAGCCGCAGCTTGCGCTAATGTCAAAGGCTGAACGGATCGCCCCGTAACTTTTGCATTTAATAACTCAAAGCGATCATTGGCGTTATCAAAGGATAGCTCTATGCGTCCTGATATATCACCCGCTAACAATGCTGACCCGCCTGGTAGTACAATACTTTTTACACCGATCCCCGCCACGGTAACTGTGGACACGCCTGAGTTGGCATTCCCCGCTATGAAACTTACAAAAAAACCGTCAGTGTATACCGGCGCACGTTGCTTGAGTCCGACCACCGAGAGAACATAAGCATTAGCGACGCCCGAATCTGTGTAAAAGTTACCGTTAGCCACGTAACCCGCAATAGCTTTTCCTAATTGATTAAGATCGCCAGATGTTAATGTTAGACCCAGCGCTTCAATTACATTTTGTATTTCAGACGGTACTTCGTTCCATTCTGCGGCGGTTAGGGTGTTACCCGTTATTTTATCATTTAGATCTTGCATTTATATCTCCTGAAATAAAACTTGACAGTTCGCGGGTTTTATTTTGTTAAATAAACATTCTAGCAAAACAGTTAAATTATCACCGAACAAAATCGGAAAAGTATAAGTGAATCTTTCTGGTAATACGATATCAACAACGATAGTAAATCTTGCGACTTTATTCGATGAAAAAACAATACCGCTTTCACTACCCGCTAGCATGGTAACAGCAACGCCGAATATTGTAGCGATGTTTTCAAAATCTGCTATTGTTTGAACACCCAAAGACGCAATTTTAGTTAATACTTGTTTTCGACGATTATCAATATCACCCGCAACCTTAAAGCAATCGTCTGGTATTCCTACTGCTGATTCCCATTCTTCAATAAACTTGACTGTCTGGTCGGGGATAATTTCTTCACTATATTCTTTTAATAAGCCATTTGCACGAAACAACTCTCCCGCCATACCCTTTAAAAGCTTTCTGAAATTACTACTATCAACGCTCTTAGCTGCGAACAATATGCCGCCCGGCAGATAATCTGCTAAACTATTTGTATATTGCTCTAAATCTCTTCTTTCAAATAATGCCATTAGCCAAACACCACATTACCTAATATTCCTATTTCGTTTGATGCTATTGCAATATCCGCTGTTGGCGTGGTTAAATCAAAGCTTTGGACCACATCCCCCGTTTCGGTATCAACAGTATTAAAAATAGCTGAACGATAAGCGTCTTGATCTATATTAACACCAACCGTTGTATTTTCTGCGTAGAATGCTTTTAAATTGTTTTCTACTGCTGCTTTCATTGTCGCTGTGTTGGGCACTAATGAAATAAAGGTAAAGTCAGTTATGACAGGTAGAGGCGCTAAAACAAACAAATCATTATCTTCATCGGTATTTGCAGGCAATATTTCCTCTATTTTTAATTTTACTGTAGCAACCTCTGAACCTGAAGGTATTGGGCTTATATCATTATCTCTCATAAAAAACACCCTTACTTGACCAATCGAAACTGTGACTGTAGATGTTATGGTTCCTGTTGCGGGGGTAACTGGGGTGTTAGCAACGATAAAATGAAAAATAGTTGTGCTTTCTACTAATATCGGTATATCGATAACATTATAATCAGTCTGATCAGCGCCCGCAATTGTAACGGTTTGCCCGCTTTGAAAGTCTGCTGCCTCCGTTAATGTTACTGTGGCAACATTACCAAGCCTTGTTATTGATGTGATTGCTGCTGTGCCGATAGTAAACCCTGCTGACTGAACGAAAACTCGCGTAACACCCGCAACTTCCTTGGCTTTGGTTATTATATCTGACTCGTTAAAATGAGCGACAGGGTTTTGAATTCTTTCAAGTAAACGCGCCCTTAAACTTAGATCTGTTTCTTGATCAGTTCCCCCGCCAATAGCTCCAAAATCAACCGTCAACGTATCATCAACATTAACTATTGGGCTTTGTAATGTTAGCTTTTCGCCCGCGTCAAGATTAGCGTTCGCGCCAAAATTTACAGATTGAACGGGTACGCTTGCTGATATAAATGTTGATAGTATAGTCCCTGTCGCGGGGGTGACGGGGGACCCGACAACTTGATATTCAAAAGTATTAAGACTGGTTACAGTTATTTTGCTATTTATTATATTATATTCTGCTTGATCAGCCCCAGAAATTGTGACTAGTACATTACTGGCTAACCCATGACCGCTCGCGGTTGTCAAAGTAGCTGTTTGCCCAGAACGAACTATACTCGATACACTAATTATTTGAGAAGATATTGTCGCGCTGCTAGTTGATGTGTAATTACCTGTAGAGGTAGTCACTACCGTGCCTAGTGGGACTGTAGCCGACAACGTACCTGTGGCAACTACGTTCCCAACTGACTTAGTAGCAGCTAGACGTTGTATCCCCCATATGTCAGCCCACCTTTCAAGGAACACGCCTGTTGCGGTATCAGGGAAGTTTTGTTTTATAGCTGCAAGTAATTGTAAGTAAAAATCAAATATTCTATTAGAAAATGATGTTACTAGAGCTAACAACCAAGAGTTTTTTAAGAACGGGTTGGATTCCGTCAATTCTCTTTGCACATCTGTTTTTGCACGAGTCTCAACTTCTGCCGCCGTTTCTGGTATTTCTATACTCATAATTTCCTTAGTCCCGTGTTTTGCCAAAGATCAAAAAAGCGCCTCTCTACTTCTGAACGACTTCGACGGATAACAATCTCAAGACTTACTTTACCATTTTTTACCGTTGCGTTCACTTCATCAATAGAGATAATGAAACCGTCATCGATTAACCATTGTAAAGCTTTTTTTGCTTCGTCTTCAATTCTATTGAGATTCGTTTTAGTCACTCTTGATTGC